AGTTGTTAATGTAGGAACAACATTATCGGGCCATTTTATTGTTGACCACCAATTCACTGTCCTACCCCCAGAGCCATCCTGTTTTAAACTAACAATAAAGGCCCTACCAACTGCCACGTTGTCTAATGCTAGTGTTCTATTTCCTTCTAATGTTACAGCCTGCAAAGAGCCATTGTCTAAATCAAAAGTAATTGTTGCACCATCGCTTTCGCTATATCTAGTCTTGTCAGTAAAAACTTCTTCAATAGATAGTTTAACTTCATCACCCCAACTGGCAACAAGATCGTTACCCGGATCGACATTTGATACTGTTGATTGTTTAGCCAATTGAATCCACCTCCTTTTTTGTAAACACTTTTTCCATAGGCCAATGATATACATAAAACCTTTGTGCTAAAGTGCTTCTATTAATTCCTAAATAATTACCCCATTGTAATATTGTCATTTTTTTATGGTTAAAATTGAATAATCGGCTATTTCTCCTGTTGTTTTGTTGGATTTTCTGACTAACCCAACGGCAATTATCTTTACAATAATTACCATCATTATCTGTTCTGTCTAAAGTTAATCCTTTTTTGTATGTTTTTTCCATATCTACTTTGAAGTTTTCAAAATATCTCCATTCGTCTGAGTATTTGATTCCTCTACCGCCATAATATTTATAACTTATACTGTTCGGATTATCGCATCTTTGTTTCATAGCGGCCCAAACATCATACATTGGATTTTGACGATTGTTTCTTTTAGCCATATTCCACCTCCTTATACAGCACTAACCGAAACCTCCCAGTCAATGGTCAGAGTTTCGGCGTCTGTTTTAGTTTTATTAATTGCTAATCTACAAAATAAAGTCCCGGAGTCTGGAGTTGAAGTAGCGTCATCACCAAAAAGCCCGGCTTCTTTCAAAACAGCATTTGCATCGGAAGTGTTGAAATATGTCCTAAACTTAGCAACGGCGTCTGATACACTCCGAACGCTAACCTGTTTTCGAGTGTTTTCAGTTTGAAGCTCGGTGTCTCCGGCTGCCGGCGCGTCCGTTCCTGTCCCAACTGCGCAATAAGTAATTGTTGATTTTACATTCTCCGGAATATCGACCCCAGAAAGCCTAGAGGCAATACTATAAAGACCAGTATTAACGGCTAAATTGTGAACCTTGATTTGATCGGTGATCCGCCCGGATCGAGCGTCCCGGAAGGTCAAAACCGCATTAATCCTTATTTTTAGTGAATTATCTTTTAGTTTCATATAAATTTGCCCTACGACCATTCGCTCAAATCCCAAATTCCGCTACCAACACCCGCACCCCATTTATACGGTGGCGTAAAAAGGTCATCACTTATAATAGTATCAGAAATTCCAATCTCTTGCGTTGCCGGAGTAAATAACTCATCGACTACTTCATTAGGGTCAATGTCTAAAAAGTTTTTATCATTCTCAAGTAGTTTAATCAAATAATTAATAATTCCAAGTTTCTTCGTACTTGCGATAAAAATAGAATAGATAAACTCACCCCCACCAAGGCTCTTAGCGACTACTTTTTGGATCAAGTAGTCATCATTTATATCATAATCCGAGAGGTTTATATTAATATACTGTCCCGCTCTAAAACCATCCTCTATCGTGTTAAAACTGCCATCGATGATAGTATCTCCATAATCGGAGATTTCGGCTTGTGCGCGACTTCTAGCGGTGTCTAAATCTTCAATTTTATTATCAAAAACAGCGTGTTCATACGGGCCTACTTCGTCAATGCTGTCGTCATCTTGAACAGCCACCAAAACCGGAATATCATATTCAAAAGTAAATTCCATTACCAAACCAGCCGCCGGCGTTGCTCCAGACCCAACTTCAACATATTTTTCCTGAAAGTTTAAAAGATAATCATAATCACTCGAACTATGAACATTTTTAATTCCAACGGTTTTTACGTTTCCGTCTTCTTTCATTGAAAAGCTATGAGGTTTTTCCGGAAGATTAAAAACTGTTTGTTCTCCATCAGCAACAATCTCAATAGTAGTCGGATCACTTAAATAAGAACCGCCTCGGACATAAATTCGATTTCGAATATCGGAATTATCCTTTTTAATTGTAAGATTAGAATATAAAGCTGCATCGCTATCAATGTCCCAAGGAGCGCTGTTCGTTGTTTTAGTGAAGTAATGAATATCTTTATCATAATCAAGATACCAACTCCGGCCAGTTAATTCGCAAATTTTTCGAAAACATTGACTTGGCTGAACGTAATTAAAAGCGATTTTTTTAATTGTGACACCTTCGTCAACATTAGTAACCGTAATTCCCGACCCCTGACAATAACTTGAAACAATATCTGTGATAATCTCTTTATCGGTCATGTTTTCATAAACTTCAACAACCATGTTTCGATCCAAAATACGGGTATAATCAATACACACAACCTTAAGAGAGGTTTCACTTAACCCAAACCTTTGAATTTCAGCTTCTAAAATCTTACCGGCAAAAAGATTTTCCCCGTCCTTGGTAATCGTAATTTCTTCATCCAACCCCAAATTTCCTAATCCGTCTTTGTCGAAAAATTTGAATCGAGCGATTGATGGTTTATCTCTAGCTTCATCGGTGATTGCGAGAGTTTTTACAATTACGCAACCAGTACGATCTTCGCTATCAATTAAAATTTGGTAAGCCATATTTACATTGTTTTTGCTACGCGCGACAATTTTCTAATAACTAAATCTCCTATTTTTTCGGCATAATCCTCGGCGACATCCGGATCGGTAATATAAGCTCCGGCCATCTGAACGATCACGGTGTCCCCACCCCTAGCATTAGCAACCCCTGTTAAGTTGGGACTGATTGACATTCCTAACTGTGAATAGGCATCTTGAATTGCCTTAACACCGGCTCGAACGTTATCCACTAAACTCGGACTTTCACGGTGAAATGGGTTAATTTGCTCGGCCGCTTCTCTGATCTTGCGACCCCATTCTTCGACTTTTTCTTTTGCTTTTTTAAATGGCTCAACAATCGCGTCGACAATTTTTCCAGCGACATCTTTTAAGAAACCAACGATCCCGTTCCAAGTGCTTTCAATAAAACTCCATATCCCGTTAGCAATCCCAACTACTCCGTTCCACGCGTCACTAAGAGGTTTTATAATATATTCTTTAATCCAATTCCAGATGATTTGAGTATTGCGTTTAATATTTTCCCAACGTTCTTTAATAAAGTTTCCTAACAATTCGAGCCAAGGCTTGATCCATGCCCATATTGTTTCAAAAAGACCCTTCCAAAATTCCCACGACTTTTCAAGGCTGGTTTTAATAGCCATAAAGATTTCATGGAATATCCTTAAAAAGATTGCGGCGATTAGAGCCAAAATAGGATAAATTAAACTGTTCCAAACCCAAGCTAAAATGTCATACCAAAATTTATAATAAGCAACGATTTGGTCAATTACCGGTTTTATGATAGATTTCCAAAGCCAAGTAAACATCGCCCCGACTGCTTCCAAAATCGGTAAGACATTATTTTCGTAAAACTCAACTAATGCGGTTTTAATTGTTTCAAAAAGCTCGATCGCCTTTTCCTTTATACTATCCCAATTTTTATAAAGCAAAACACCAATAGCGATTAAAGCTACGATAGCCGCTATTGTCGCGATTATTGGTAAAGTAATACCCGCGAAGATTCCCCCTAAAATGCCTAACCCAGTAGTTATTGCCGGCAATATAGCTATAATTCCCAATAATACAGTGGCGACTACAGATATAATCGGAGCTAACGCAGCGATTATAACTACAATTTTTTTACCTGTTGGGCTTAATTGTGTAAACCAATCAACAAGTTTTTTGACTCCATCAACAAATTTTGGGACATATTCTTTAACGAGTGGTGTAATTGTCCTAATTAATCCATTTAAAACTGGGAGTAATGCCGTCCCGATTTCAATTTGAGCGTCTTTAATTGTGACTTTTAAAGTTGACATTGCTCCAGCAAACCCACCTCCTGAAGCCTTTACATCTCCATAAATTACCTCCAATTTTTCTAGGGTATGATTTAAAACGGCTGTTTTTGACTCGGTAATAGTAAGGTCATCAACACCTTTTCCTAGCTCTTTAGCATAGTCCTTTTTAGCTTGAGTAAGATCAACAGTTAGGCCCAAATTATCTAAAATCAATTTTGATTCTCGACTCATACCAAGAATTAAAGAGTCAAACATATAGGTTACGTCCATTCCAGTAGCACGAGCCGCTTTTTTAGAAAGTTCAGCCATGCTCGCAAACTGACTGCCAAAATCTGAAAAAGCATCT